GACTTTGGATCATCTACAGGTAAGTAGCTACAGTTATATCCTGCAGTGTTATCTCTATCCAAAGCTGCACCTGCTGTCATCATTGCTCTCATGCTAGGCATAATGTCTAACGATAGGATAGCTTGCTCTATCTCAGCAGATGTCTGTTTATCTACCTTGTCACCTACCACATTCTCTACGTAACGGCTAACCGTTTCAGGCCAAGATTCTCTGCCCTTGCCATCAATGTATTTAGCGTACCGTGACTTGTGTATAAAGCTTTGGTAGTCTGTTGGTAAGTAGTTATTCATGTTTCTTCACCTCTATCTTTCTAATTACTGCACCATCAATATCATAAATAATATTTTGGAATAACTCAGTAACTGCCTCCTCGTGCATCTCTGCTACTATGGGTAGTATCCGTTCTTCCTCGTCTATTTCTATTGTTAGTTTAATGTTAAACTTCATCTCTTATCGCCACTACCTTGAATGGTTCCTCGTTCCATACGACTATTAAGTTTAGCTAAGTTGCGTTGGGCAAGGTCTGTCATATCAAAGTTTAAGTCACGACATAAAGCTGCAATGTACCACAGACAATCACCTATCTCTGCTGCTACATCATCTCTGTTAAACGTCCCATCCCTTAACATCTTTTTTACTTTGTTGGCTACTTCACCTGCTTCACCTGCGAGTCCCAACGCAGGGTAAACTATCTCATGCTCTTTAGGATATATAGCAGTCTTCTCTGCTTCAATCTGATATTCTTCAAACGTCATTTGATACATATCTTTCCAAGCATCTATATCATCTGGCGTTATCATTTATGGATCTCCTTGTAACGTTTCTTTAACCTGTTTAAATACCAAATAGCTTTATCAATATCTTCTAAACCATTCTTGTACTCATGTCTCCACAGATACTTTAACACGTTAGCAGCATGAGGCGCAGTGTGCCCTGACATATTCTCTGTCATTGCTTCTATGGCTTCAATACATTCTATGCCACTATGATTGTAGTGTACTGGATTATTTACTTGGTCATAGTCTAATGTTGTATCACCAGTTAATGTAATTGTTGGTTCCATTATGCGTTTCCCTTCGTTTTTGTCCACTTGTTAAGTCTATATACATTTCCCTCTTTCGTTACAATAGGTTTTTCTTCTTCCTCATCCATAGAAATTAAGTAATCTCTGTGTTCTTTTACTTGAGCATATAGGTATGGTTGCTCGTTTGCTAAATCTAAAAAAGCTGACATCATGGTAGCTACATCAACAATTCCATTAATTATAGGCTCAGGTAAATTATGCTCAGGAGATATAGCTATTGATACATTTGTTTCACCCTCCCATTTATTAGTGTCTTTATAATTTACTGGACTTATAACTATTGCTATCTCGTCATCGTCTAAGTCATGTCCCATCAGTCTTTCCTTTTTGTTTTTAATTCTATTCTCTTAACTGTAATCTCTTTACCTTTTTCTTTTAACCACTCTTCAGGTATGACACGATGCGCCCATTGAAACTTGTACTTGTCACACCAATTGCAATACCTAGACTTAGCACCCTTGTATAACTTTGAGTTTGCATTACTAAATATAAATCGTATGTCTAACTCAGGGTGTTGTCTTTGTATCTCACGATGCTTACGTCTGTCTGCGCTATCAAAGATACCTTTAGTTTCTATGATAATACCATTGTCCAATACAAAGTCTGGTGTGTAGGTGCGATAACGTAGGTCTTCCCACTCTACCTTCAATACTTCATATCTAACTTTCTTTTGTTTCTTACGTAAGTACGCAGCAACTTCTTTTTCTAAGCCGCTGCGATACCTAGCTTTGTTATGCCGCATACTCAGGACTCAATAGAACATAGTCTACCATAGGTGGATTCTGAGCCTTAGACATTACAGCAGTACGTGTTTGTATATTAGACCAACACTTATGTTTAAATGAACAGAAGCTGCATTCAGATCCAAGCTTTAGATTGCCTGTGGGTTTACGGAAGTGTGTCTCAGGAACAGCTTCAAAGCAACGCTTAAAAGGTTTGTCTTCATTGATATACTCTACTGTATCTTCGATGCTTTCCATTACTGCACCCTTGTCTACATCGTTTGCATCAACATATTTAAACTCACCATTGGCTTTATTGACTACCCACCAACCACCAACATCTACACCTGCAGCTTCAGCGTAACCTACTAGTTGAGACACGTATCCAAAGCTGTCACTTTTAGCTAAAGTTTCTAAGCTGTTAAACTTATTTTTGTATGACCAAGGTGAGGCTGACTTAACATCGTCTACCTTACCATCAAGCACCATGTCATACTCACCCTTTACTTCTGTGCCATCCTTTAGTTTAAGAGTTACATTGTCATTATCTTTGAAGTCTACTTCAGCAGCACGAAGAAGACCCTTGAACACTGCTTCCACAATGTCACCTATAATCATGTTGATCAAGAAGTGCGGTGGTAGTGGTGTCTTATCTTCTGGGTCATTCTTCTCAAACCATAGCTGACAAGTAGGACGCCCAATGTTGGACATCCTTAGTCTAAACTCATCACGAGGCTTGCCACCGAACTGCTTCTCCAGTGCAGCTTCAACATCAGAAGCAACTTGCTTACGTATGTCTTCAGCCATATCTGTTTCACCCTTAATAGCTTTACCAAGGTACTCAAAGACAGCTAGTTCAGCAGGGTGGTTCATTACTCTTCTGCCTCTTCTACGTTAACAAACTCTGCTACTATTGCAGCATCATCATCAGAGATATTCTTTTGATTCTTCTCACTCCACTGTTGTAGAATGTAAGAGTTTTGAGTAGTAATGTACTCCAAGAAGTTGTGTAGTGTTTGTTGATCTTCTTGTTTTAAATCAATCTTATCACCTGATTCTAGAGTCATAACAGCAAAGGTATTACCTGTATTAGAGTCCATTAATTCTGCACCTAATGTAATCATACACTGAATAGGTAATATGTTTTTACGTGACAGTGCATTCACTGCTGCATCCAAAGACTTGATGCTTGAAGGGGGTACTTCAAAGTAAAAAGGCATATCAGTAATAGGCTCAACTGGATTACCTGCTTCGTCAGTAACACCTGCTGCACTCAACTCACCAAAGAGAATCTTCTTACGCTTAATGCTACGTATGAGATCTTTTGTTTTATCTGGTAAGCTATCCCAATCTTCGATGTAACCTGATGGTCTACCTAAATTGAATGTACCCATGTTATCTTTGAGGTCACCTTTAAGATCGTTAGACATGATAGTTTTCATCATTATCTCATCTTTAGCATCCCACTTAGACCACTGCTGTCTGATTGCAAAGATACGTACAACAGGTTTAGATGCGTAAACAACATCGTCCTCACCTCTTGTAATCTTGAATGATCCTGATGGTACAACCTCAGTTCTGATAGGCTTTCCATTAACATCAATCTCACCCATGATACCTGTGTGCATGAGGTTTACTCTAGGTAAAGCAGGTGTCTTTCTTTCACCATCACCACTGTTAGGATTTACACCCACTGCTTCTGCAAGTGACATACCTAAATCATTTTGTATAGCTAGTTCTGTATTCATTTTTACTTACTTCCTTTCAAAGTTAAAGATGGTTAGTTATACTCTATACGTCCACTGTGTCAAGCCAATTGTTTCCTATTTTAGCTTCTAATAACAATGGAACATTCATTTCTATATCGTATGCGTCTTTTATAACACAGTTTAAATTTGCGTTGATGATCTCCACAATAGTCAATACTTTTTTTACTTCATCAGGGTGTACATCTATCACCATAGAATCGTGTACTGTATTAACTAAGCAAGACTGTAGTGGCTCAAGCATCTTCTCAAACTCTAGTAGAACAACAGGCACGATGTCACCTGTAGCAAAGCCTTGCACTGGATAGTTCTTGATCATGGTGAAGTGTGTTACACTACCGCTTTCTCTGCGAGACACATCAGGGAATGCATACTGTCTACCACTTACGTTGGTTATCTTGAGAAACCTGACAGCTTCATCACCTAACTTCTTGTGCCACTTAGCTACACCCTTGTACTTTTTTGTAAAGTGTTCATAGTATGCAGCTACAGCCTTGGGTCTACCATATCCTGTAGCACCAAAGAGAGGGGCAAAGGTATGCTCTTTTGCTGCCTGACGCTCTGTAGGTTGCCCTGCATCACTGATAACCTTTGCTGTGTAGGAGTGTACATCAAATCCTGTTTCAATCTCCTGCATAGCTGTACTGTCCTGTGAAAGGAATGCGGCAACTCTGAACTCCAATTGTGCAAAGTCACACTCCATGATCTGTCCACCCTCCCACCGTGATATGAACACACGTTTTACTGGAAACGTTCCTCCTCTTGGCATATTTTGCATATTGGGATTGCGTCCAGAAAATCTACCTGTACTGGTGACACTTTGGGTAAGGTTGACGTGAAGGAATCCGTTGGGCTTGGTGAATATATCGATACCATCCACGAAGCTACTAAGGTAACTGCTGATAGCAGAGAGGCGCTTAAGATCAGAAAGAAAACTAACAGCAGACTCCATGCCGTTGCTTGTAGCGGTAGCCATAAGCATTTCAAGATTGTTCTTACTAGTACTAAAACCATTTGCGCTTACCCATTTCTTGCTTGGTGGATTGAACATAAGTCCTGCAGTTTCTTTTGTTTCTGACAGCCTGTAACCTTTTGCATCACAGTCTTTGCATTTGTTTGGTATCTTATAAAACGTACCATCTTTTCTTTTCTTATATTTTTTACCTGCACCATTACAGGTAGAGCAAGTAGAAGCCTTAGTTTTTTTAATCACCCTAGTGTTAGACGCTACTATTTTATTAAACTTATCTTTGCATTTGGAATGTGCTACAGCTTTGTAATCTCCACTATCGTCATAGTCAAACACCTTTACCCATTCAGCTTTATCTAAAGGCTTCCTACTAAATATAACTTGAGATACTTGCTCAGGACTATTTAGATTTATAGGTGTGTCACCCATGAGTTCACGAGTCTTGCGCTGCAGCCTGTCTTCTATCTCTGCTTTCTCTTTTTCAAACTCATGCCTCACTTTTTGAAGGGCGGTTCTATCCACACAGATTCCTGACATATACATTCGGGTGAGGGCTTTACAGGTACGGAAGGTAATGTCTCTGACTCTATGTAAGGACTCTGCCTCTGGCTTGGCGTAGTCTTGTTCCAAGGCAAAGAACAACTCACGAGTAATGTTGAGGTCACTCCTAAGATAAAAAAGAAGCTCTTGTAAAGGTATCTCATTGGTGTTGTATCCTTTCTTGTAATACTCTTTGAGAGTGTCTTGCTTCTGGTAATTCAATTGTCTACGTTCTGCACAAGCCTCTAAGCTTATTGCATCTTTCTGTCCACGTAACAACAGATACTCTGCTAACATCGTATCGTAGATGTCACCGTCATACTTGAAGCCTGACTCCCACAGCCACATCAAGTCATGCTGTGCATTGTGCATGATTAACAGTGTTGTATTGTCTAGTAGGATCTGAATGTTCCTAACTCTTGATCCACCCACATCCTGATCTTCATTGTGATTCAGTGTGAACAAATGTGTCTCATCTACATTATCTACATTCTGTACACCTACTTGAACGAGTTCTAGTCCAGGTTCAAACGGATCAAGTATGTTCTTACCATCTCGTTTAGTTATTGTGTTCTCTACATCAAGTACAAGTCTCATGGTAAATACTGGCTCCTGTCTCCGTCTAACTGACAAGTGATACGTCCATGCCAACCTCCCTTGAGTTTGTTCTTGTCAACATTGATGTGTCTTTCATTAGATTCTAAATCTTCTTGTTCCTCACCTGCGAAGTCACCTTTGTTTATTTTGTTTCTTGCTATCAGTAACATCAGGTCTGCCTCAGCAGCGAGTCCAGTTTTACTACCTTCAATCATAGATTTATCCGGTGACGTTAACCCCTCTGCTGCAGCACTCAGTTGTGACATCCACATTATCACACAGTTGTATTGCTTTGCTATGTTCCTTGCGTGTATCGCTGCATCCTTGAGATACAGATCTGTCCTATCTCCCTTACCTGTGGCAAACTTACTACCCATATCAAGCACTACGATGTCAGGCTCATAGGCTCTGATTACTGCCTCTGCCCACTCCATATCTTTACCTGAGCTATCTTTAATGAATATGTTTTTATCTACTAAGTCATAGCGTGTAGCTGCTAAGACCATATTAGTTTGTACTTCACTGACACTCATACTTGTAGCAGCATTTAGATACCTAGCACCTACACGATGCGATGCTTCTTCATTACAAAGTATAACACACTTAGCACCCTGATGGGCAAAGCCATTGGGGGCAGCTATGGTACTAGCGTGAAAGCTAGTCTTACCTGTGTTAGGACGTGCAGCTACAACAACAAAGTGACCAGGACTTATACCTTCTACGTAACGCCCCAGTGATGGTATGTTCCACTTCCATTTAGATTGTTGGTCATTTAGTTTTAGCAATGTCTCTATACTTGTATCATCCCAATCGATGTTAAGCTTAGGTAAGAAGTTATCCTCGTAATCACTGAGTATACTACGCAAAGGTTCTAACCCAGAGCGTGAACCATTGACGTAATCAAAACCTATGTTAGCAATCTCTTCACCTACAACTTGTTGGAATAACTTAGATAGTACATCCGTAGCTATATCTTTAGACAGTGGTTTCTCCCTGCCTACCTTATGAAACAAATCATTAAATACTTGCTTGTTAGCTGTGGTCATACTGCTGTTGTTAGCTAAGAACAAAGCCTCTAACTCAGATGGTGTTAGACTCTTGTCGTATGTTTCCATAGCGTAGTCTAGAGTCTGCTTTATCTTACGCACATCTTTGGTAAAGATCTTATCAGGGCATCGTATACCCTTGTGATCATCATAGAAATCTTTATCCATCATGGTGCGGATTAAAGCTAGTTCCATCATGTGTGTCTCCTCTCTTTTAGTTTCAACTGTAAGAAGCAGCTATTTGCTTCTGTCTTTTTCTATCTTGTATTTCCTTTTGTAGGTATGCACAGTCTACCTCTAAGGTTTTACGTACAAACTTATTTAGGTTCTTAGACCTCAACTTATCTTGAAGCTTAGTTAACTGTTCTTCTAACTCTCTAATCAAAACTTATATCCTTGTTATAAACTTTATCTAACTCTTCATCAAATTTTTTGTCTGACTCATATCTCTTACATGCCTCTAGCACTTCATCTACTGTCAAGTCAACGTAGACTTTACCTAGTGGTACACGCTCATCAATTATTGCTGTCTTGGGCATTTGTATCTCCTTGTATACACGTTAGTCTTACTCCTACTCTACTCTCTGGTGTCATTGAATAGTACAACATATCATAGTTACTAAAGCACTCAAACATATCCTCATATGTTGCTATCTTCCTGACTTCTGGCTCACCATTGAACAACCATATAAATACTAACGTCCACATCAGAACATCGGATTCATTAAGTTAAACTTGTCGTACCAACTGCTGCCCTCTAAGGCTAACCACATCAGTACAGGCACACCCAGTATAAAGAATACACACGTTAGGAATGCCCACCCTAAACCTTTTGTTGTACAGTAATGTTCAGCCATAGTTCTTCCTATACTTCTTAGGGAAGTTCTCTGTGTTCATCCCTTTGTTAACTTGTTCTGCTGCCCACGAGTAGTTCACATTAAAGTATCTCGCTGCATCAGCTATACTCTTGAAGTCTTTACCGTGTAATCTACAGGCTCTGCCTCTCTGCTTTTGAGTAGGCTCTACCTTAATACGGATATGACATGGTACATTCTTTGGTTGCATTATACTATCTCCTCTAGTTTCTTTATATCTGCTTCCACTTTATATTTAATATCATCATAGAGTCTTAACGCTATAGTCTCTAACCCTGTGTAAGCCTCTATCTCTCTCTTATATTGTAGTGTCTTGTATGCAGCGTCAGGGTCTAACGCTACGATAACTTTGTAGAAATTATCTAAGTGTTGCATATCTGCCACACTAAATGACGTACCAAGTATAGCTAAACCTGTTAGACCAGGAAATAGTTTAGCTGCTACAGTTGCACTGATAACATCCTCTACTAATATCACTACACCAGTTGGCTTACCTACAACACGAGTAAAGACTGTAGGTGTTTTGTCGTAGCGTAACCACTTGACTTGGCTTGCGTATGATATGCTTCTACCTATCGCTCCTACAAGTCTGCCCTTCTCATAGATGGGAAACACCACACGTTCATCTTTAACATCGTACATCAAGTCTTCACCATACAATCCCCATCTACCTACAAATCTTTCGTAGTCTCTATGTTCAGCGGTGGGCTTAACTATGTACTCAGGATAAACAAAAGGCTCATACTCCGGCTCTGGATCTTCGTATCTAGGGTCTAGCTTACGCTGTATCTCCTCTGCTGTCATGCCCGAAGACACAACACCTTTAACTCTGCAATCAAGCTTGTAACAGTTATACAGCATAGCAGTGCCATCTCGTGTAGCAGTGAATGTGTTCTTACCTCTACATACAGGACAGTCACCTCTGTGTTTGTAATCTTCTTTTAAATCAAGGGCTTCCAAGTAGTTCTTAATGTTTACCATATAAGTCTTTCCTCCAATGTTTCTCTTCAAATGTTACTCTAGCATGGCAGTTAGCGCATAAGATTTCACATTTACCCATCTCTTCTTTGAGTCTAATTTTAGATTTACTGTGCCTACTAAATGTCATCTTTTCTATGTCACTCCCTATCTGAAAACTTTTTTCATCTGGGTTCTTGTGGTGAAAATGTAAAGAGGCATGATGCTCCTTAAAGCCACAACGCTTACATCCCTTCATTAATTTAAACCTACGTAGTATTTTCATACCGCGCTGATACCTTCTCCTAGACCTGTCTCTCCATATTTTTCTTTGTACTTCCTGAGACATCTTACTTCTACCCACTGTGTTTATCCCTTCTTTTTTCTAATGCATTGCTTGCACCACTAAATGTGTTGACTAGATATGGCTTAACTGAATCAGGATTCTTGTGCCCTGTTACTTGCATCAACTCAAGAGTCTGAACACCTGCCTCTACCATCTCAGTGATTGCAGTCCTACGTAGATCCATAGCTGTCAGTTTCTTTGGTAGTCCTGCAGCTTCCTTGACTTCATTGATTGCATCATCGATGTGGTCTATTGGATATGGCACGTATGCTCCTGCCACTGGTGTAGTCTTGGGTGCTACGTAGTCTTGGAATCCAAAGTCCTGACTCTGTTGCCTGAGCATAGAAAGTAGATCATCAGGTATAGGTAGATGCACATCAGCACCACGTTTACTTTGTGTTAAATCAACACGTTGTGCGTCAAAGTTAATGTTGTCCCAAGTCAAGGTACGCATATCTCCGACACGCTGCGCCCACTCGTATGCCATATGTACAATCAACCCAATGCTACGCCACTTGAAGTTGCCGTATGCTGTGTCAAGAAATGTTACAACTTGGTCACGAGTCCACTTGACTTTGCGTGGCTTAGTATTCTTCGTTTCAATCAGGCGCACTGGGTCATTGTCCATTACGTCTCGCCTCATGCTATACTTCCATGCAGTAGACAGGACAGCCTTGCGGTAGTTAGCTGTACGTACACCTGATTTAAGCCATTTCTCATAAGCTAGGTTGGTGTGTCTAGCTTTGATGCTACGCACTGTGTAGTTACCTAAGAGCCTACCCTCTACGTTAGTCTTAAGTATTATATCTAAATGTTTCTCATAATCTTTCTGTGACTTAGCACTTAAGCTGCGGAAGTTATTACTGTGTAAGTAGAACTTCACTATCTCAGATAGCTTTGATGTATGCTTCGGTATGTCTACCACTTTCTCCTCACTTTCCAATATGCCCACGCTTCCAAACAATGCCCTTTACCTATCAGCATATCAATGAAATAAACTATGTTAGGCTTTCCCTCTTTCTGCCACTGGTGATTCCTTGCGCTGAACGTCTGATTGTTTTGTCCTCCTAGTATCACGTTTATCAGAACGCTTAGTGCTGTTAGTATTCTCTTTAGGTAAATCCCCAAGCCTATCAGTAATGTCATCATGGGGATCGTCTTTCGGATCGATTTCATCATCTGTCATAGCACACCTATGTGTACCAAGAATATGTAGATAAAAGGCCACAGAATAAATAAAGACCAAAGGTAACTAAAAAAGGGGTTCATTGTTCTCATCCAATACATCTCGTCTAAAATAATTAGCGTTACTTCTCCAAGGTAATTCTATATCGTTTATTCCATCGTCTTCATGAGACTTAGGTAATAAACCCATAGCTTCCATATGGCTCAGTAAACTAACTGGCAACTGAGGTATCTCCATATTTGGCAGACTGCCTATAATTTTTCTTGTCTTCATCTGTCTCTCCAAAACACTCCTTGATATAAACAAAATTATTTTTAGCATACATCTTTTTCAAATGCAATATATCCTTACGGCTATCACTTGAATGATAAGCAAACATCTTCTTTGTTGCCTTACTGTATATGTCTAATGCGTAGTACACTACTTCCTCCTCTTCTTAGCCATGTGCTCTACTATTTTTTTGTTTGAGCATATGACAATGACATACCCATCCTTGTCATACGCTACCCATTTCTTCTTGCGCTGCATAATGACTACTCTACTTGTAGCTCTAGGCACGCTAGTGTCTCACTCTTGTTTGATACAAGCACAGCAGCTTCACTCATTGCTGCAACGCATTCCTCTTGACTAGCGTATGTCTCAACGTGGTAGTACTTCACCGTTTGAGAAGTCACTAGTAGTTGCATCCATACTAACGCCCAAACCATTACGCTACATCCTCAGAAGAACGCCATACGTAACGTGTGTAACGCTGTCCTGTCACTGGGTGTCTACTCTTGATACCATCAATGGTGTACCCTAGCTTACGCAACTCACTGATACGTTTAGGGAATGACTGTATGCTGTAGTCAAGCAATGCCTCACGCTGTGTCAAACCTTTGGTTGCTTTAAGGTGGTTAAGTATCATGTCGTACTGTGTAGTTTTTTTAGCCATTGTTTGTCTCCTTTTTAATAGCTTCAAATATGTCTCGCAGTTTTTGCGTAGACTCCGGTGGTATGCTCAGTGTTTCTCCTGATGCATCATGTGTGATTACGAGTCGGTCATTGTTCCACAATGTAGCCTCCCATCCGTAACCTAAATTATGTTGTTTGATTATTTGAGTGTAACCATCATCTGATATGATCGCACCTTGTTTTGTTTTGTAGTTCATTGCTGTGTCTCCTTCTGTTTATCTGCAATGTCTAATACTCTATCCATGTATACAGCTAATGCCACAGTCATATCATTGATGGTAGCTTTTTCTGCACACTCTCTAATAGTATCCCATCGGTGTGCTTTTAATGTCACACCACCTGGTTTTGGTTTGCTGTCTATAACTTCCTTAGCTGCAACATCTATCGCACCAGTGAATGTGTTAAGCCACTTGAGTAGGTTAGGCTTGTCCGTTGGTACTTCTACCATGTCAGCACCTATCTTCTTAGCCTCAGCCTGAGTGCCTACCCATTCACCTTGCTTGTTCATGTATAGTCTCATTGTTTATTCTCCTTTCTTAATCACAAACAACCGACCATCGGCATCTACTATGTCGTTAAGGTTGTTCAGTCTTTCATCGGGTTCGTTAGGATCGGCTAACCAAACCTCAAGACCTTCTTTAAATGCTGCTATAGCAAACAACATATTGTATGTCTGATGCTCGTTGAATGTTGGTTCTGGAAGTGACCTCTCTGGCAAATTTAAATCAACGCGATCATCCATAGTGTCGTCAATGCAGTCAATCTCATAGGTACAGCTATCGTCCCAGACTAATACTGGCGCATTTTTATCCTCGAAATTTTGCAGGGTTTCGATCACCTCTTGTACTGTTATACTCATACTGTTTCTCCTTTTCCTAATGCCTCCTTCAAATCTTCATCAGTTATTTCTTTGACGTACTGCCAATCATAGATGTCTTCATCTGTGCCTAGACGTGGCTTGAAGTATCCTACAGATCCTACCTCACCCATGACAACCTTTGCTGCATTGGATGCATCTATGTCACTGTAGCCTAAGAACATGACAGCCTTGCCGTTTTTGTGATATGTCTTAACTTGCATTTAGTATCTCCTCCAATTGATTGATAATCACATTGCCTTTACAAATTTTTTCTACTGCTAGGTGTCTCTCCTCCTCAGTCTTGAACGGAGATACAACATCTACTTCCAGTTGTTTGAAGCTACGTGCTACGTTAACTATCTTCTGTCTGTTAAAGAATAAATCTTGTAGTTGCATCATGCATTCTCCTCCGGTAAATACAATTTTAAAATTTTATTAGGTTCAAATCTTTGATTTAGTATTTGTTTTAACATCTCTTCAATAGATGTGAAATCTTTCCAACTTACATCCTCAGCTATCTGATCTAGTACAGCATCAATTAGTACCTGATTTTCCATTTAATAGTCCTCCTCTAATCCTGACCATATGTATGCTAGGTATCTCCAAAAGGTTTTACCAAATGCTTCATTCATTATGTCCTCTAGTTCTTGTTCAGTCATTGTTTAATAACTCCTATATCTTTCATGTAATTAGCTATATCTTCTGTCTCATAAAATTCTGACATATACCAATCAAGAATGCGTACCTTTTTATCGTTATCAATTTTGCAACTTAAAAACCAATACCAAAAATCTGTTGATTCAAAGTTATGGGTTTCTTTCTTGACTTCTTCATACGTAATCATATTGTTTCCTCCTTCTCCCAAGTGTAGGGGTCAAAACTAAAATCATAGTCTACCCATTTAAAATCTGATGCATTTTTAGAAAGCCAGTTATATATTCCTGTTTGTGTTTTTTCTACCTCTTGTGGTACTTCAACAAAACATTCTTTGTAGACTGTCTCCTCTGCTAATACTCTTATTCTCATATTGTTTCCTCCTTTAATCCTTCAAAGATATGCTTGATAACATCTACTGTCCATCCGTTGCCTAGCATTTTGTAGCGTTGTGTGTTACTTACGCCACAGGTATACCCATCAGGTACAGTTTGTAATCTCTCGCATTCTGTCACAGTAAGCTTACGCCAATGCATATTGTCTATGCTATCCCATTCATGTCTGTCGTAGGACAAACGCCCTCCTGTCCTGACACACTCAGACTTGTCACGTATTACTGGATCAGCTAGTACACTGTCTTTATGCACAGTAGTAAGGCAATTAGATTTATCATCTGTGCGTAGCTCTAGACGTTTTTGTAGCGGTATGTCTTTGTTATAGTCTTGACGTTTACCACGCTCGTCTAGCCTACGATTAACTATCCTTGCACCTTTTGGCTCAGGTACATAACCAATAGCGTAGCCATGCGTACCTGCACAGACTGTGCCTGACTTACCATCAACA